CCTGGAACAGGTTCTTGAGACCGGAGATGAACTCCTCGGTGATCTCGGTTCTCAGTCCGGAGTCGATGGCCAGGGTGTTCTCGGTCAGCCATTCCTCGACGACCTCGTCGAGGTACTTGTTGACCTGATCCACGATGAAGTCCACTGACTCCTCAAGTTCGCGGTTGGTCGTCTCGATCACCTCCTTGGTGACCACCTTGACCTTGGCGTCGGCCTCGGCTATAATTTCCTTGGTGATCTCCTTGACCTTGGCGCTGACGGCCGACTCGAAGATGACCTGAGCCTTGGCTTTGAACTCCTCGGATAGGTCTTCACCTTCTACCAAGGCTGTGACGTCCACCGACATGTCCAAGTCGATATTTTCTTTCATTGAGAACTTTTTTGGTTTGCTGGAGGTTTGTCTGATCCTATACTGGGACTTTTCTGAATCGGAGAGTTTCATGCCGTCAAGCGCGTCTTTGGCTTCTTCTTCGGTCTTATAGGTGTCGAACACCTTTCCCTTGTAGTAGATCGCGTAGTCTTCCTGGATAAGGTCATTGTGCCAGTGCATGGGTGGTTGTCGTCCTTCATACATAGAAAAACCACCACTAATGTCGTTATGGTGGTGTGGGGCTGGTCTTTTCCCGTCAGAAAAAGCGGCAGCCCTAATGAAGCTTTGACCTAGACGAGACAATTCGATACTGTTTTCTCGAGTGTTTGGTTTCTCCACTAACGCGTTCATTCTCTTGATGATCTCACGGAGTGTTTTTTGGTAGGTCGATTTGTCGAGTTCATCGAGTTGGGCATTTTCGGTCATACCCTTTCCCTCTTCTTCCTCCTCTTCCTCTTCTTCCTCTTCTTCCTCTTCTTCCTCTTCTTCCTCCTCTTCCTCCTCTTCCTCTTCTTCCTCGTCCTCACCCTCCTTCACAACTTCCTTGGACTCTTCTTTCATGGCTTTGGAGATGATCTTTCTACGGTTCTTCAGGTACTTGTCTGACTCGTCGGAGTCACCGTCGTTGTCCACGTCGTCGTCTTCTTCGCCGACTTTATCCATATCCTCACTGGTGAGCATGGCTTCTCTTTCTTCTTCGGTCAGCTCTTCGGTGACGAACTCATCGTCGTCTTCTTTGATTCTGGACTTGTTCTTGGTCATGTGATCGTTTAACCTCGTGTCTTATTTACTTACTAAAAGAGGAGAATGTATTTCTCTATCTATTTATTTATGAAGTCATTATTTCCATTCATTGAAATCGGTTACACTTATCAGAGTGCCGATAAGAACTTCTGAAGCGACTTCAACCTGACCGACTCGTTGATCCCGGACTTCTTGATCGTGTCTACGGCTTTCTTCGAGAGTTTCTCGACCTCGACCTCGACCAGTTTACCGGAGTTGTCGTAGACGAACTCGACTCCCTCTAGGATGCCGTTCACGAAGGCCTCCGGAGCGCTCGGGTCGCTGACGCAGTCGATGGTGGTCAGCATGAAGTCGTCCTTCACGTAGTGGGCGTCGCTTCTTTTCTCCAGGGATCCCATCCCTCTGGACGAGACCCCGAGCTTGAAGCCACCCTCGATCAGTCCCCTGACGATGTTTCCCATCGGAGTGTCCACGACCAACGCCTTACCGTACACGTCGTCACCGTCCCACCTCAGCTCGGTGATCCTGTGGCAGACCCTCTCAGGGTCGATCACGGCTCTCTGGGGGTGGTTGAGCTCACCACCGGCCATACCGGTGTTGACCTTCTCCTGGATGTACTTCTCGATGACCGGCCGTAGGATCCTGTCCTCGTAGATCCTTCCGTTACGGTTCTTGATGTTCGTCTGGATGAATTTGCCCTCGATGTACAGCCTCTTACCCTGTTTGGTGTCCTCGACCAGGTAGTCGATTGCCCTCGATGTACAGCCTCTTACCCTGTTTGGTGTCCTCGACCAGGTAGTCGATGTGCTCGAAGTTTTGTTCTACGATGAGTTTCATTTCTTCTCTTTATTACTTACGGATTGAATTCTTTTCCGACCAGCTTGACCTTGAGGAAGTCCTGGACTATCCTCCAGACCTCCTTGGAGGAGTCTCCCCTGGCGATAAGGGCCTGCGCCTTCCTGTAGAGCTCAGGGTTCTCCTTCTTGGCTCTCTCGAAGAAATTGTAGAGTTCAATTACACCTACGTTTCCTGCGTACGCGGCCTCACGAACCAGAAATCGAAAGAACGAGATCACGGATGGATCAAAGAAACGAATGTCATTCGGACGCGATGTAGATAACGAACTTCTTGCCCTTATGGTCGTGCATGGTGACGTGCTTACCGACCTTGAGGTCCTCATCCGTTTCCCAGTACCCGTCCTTGATCTTCTGCATGACCTGCTTCATGGTCATCTCTTTGGCTGCCTCGTCCAGATATTTCTTGCCTATGGAGTCGTACACGTTCGACTTAACCTTGACATTGGCACCCTTTTGAAAGTTGTTCTCTTCGTCTAGGGTCTCTTCCTTCAGGTTGAAGCTCCGGTCGATCTCTTTATGCTGTTTCATCTTTTCGATGGCGGCCTTGACGGTTTCAGTATCCACCTTGTTAGCGTCGATGATCTTTTTGGCCCTGTCCGGATCAGTTCTGAAATGTCGCACTCCGCTGTATTGTCTAATACCAAGATAATCATTGATCAGGGTAAACTGCTGAATCGGGTCAAGGTCCGATACACCACTCTCCTCGATGACGTCATCGGTAGCCTTATGCACGTTTGTCGACTCGAACATCCTGGACGCGACCCGGACCTTCCTTTCCTCGAGCTTATCGAGGGATTTCCAGTGCAGCAAAGAGACGAACGTCTTCTTGGCTTCGATGAAGTCCTTATCGACGATCTGACTCACCAGAGTTGACGCCGACAGTAATTGGTCTTTAGTTCTCATGTCTGTGTATCTTTTCCTGAAAATGGTTGTTATCCGGTGTACGGGACCTCGTTCTTCGCGTCGGCGAAGTCGGCGTCGGCCTTCCTCTCGGCGTCTATCTGGGCGTCGATCTCGTCTATGTCCTCGTCGGACTGACGAAGCACGTTGCGTCGGATCCATTCCTTAGAGAAATACTTACCGACGTAGTCGTCGATCTCCCTCAGCGTGGACAACCTCTCTCGGATCAGTTCGGATTCCTTTATCTCGGTGAAGTGGTTGTCCTTAAGGAAGTTGACGAAGACGTGCTCCTTTATGTCGTCCCATTCCTCCGTCGTGATCACGTTCTTGAGGATCAGCTGCGTCTTTAGGAGCTGGTAGAACAGGTCAGAAAACTTGGAGCGAAGCTTGGCGATGAACTTGGAGAACTTTACCTCGTCCCTGGTGATCTCAGATGTCCTGCCCAGGGAGAACTGGGATTCCTGTTCCAATCGGTTCAGTGGGACGTTGAGAGCCCTGAACAGCTTCTTCTGGAAGTACAGGACGTCGTCCATCTGACCCAGGTTTTCACCGGACGAGAGCGTGTCTATCGTGGTTCCGCCTGCCCCACCCCTAGTCGGGAGCCAGAAGTCCTCGATCATCGCCATGTTCTGACGGGCGTCCATCAGCTCACCTGTAGAATGGTTGTAGATGATCTTGTTACGGTACTTGGCGATCATGTTCTGGATGTAGGCCTCGGCCTTCTTGGCCGGTAACCCACCGACGTCGATCCTGAACACCCGTCTCTCTGGAGCCCGCACCAGCCTGTAGATGACCAACGAGTCCTCCAGCATCCTGAGCTGGTTGGCCACCTTGATCGCCTTGTGCAGGTACGAGATGACGTTCTTCCTGGTCTCGTCCAGCAACCCCGAAGGGACGTACACGATCGAGTCCTTGGAAATCTTCAAACCGTTGTTGTTGCTTCCGGTCGATCCCCCGCCGCCGTTGACGGTGTACGACCCGAACGCGTTACCGTTGCTGGTGGTGGGATCGTTGGCTTCGGAGAAGACGAAGTACTCCTCCTTGGTCCTGTAGGTCTTCACCCTGGTCTTGGGGTCGACGATCTCCTCGACCTCCTTGACCTTCTTGATGTTGATGGGATCGATCGGTCTGAGTTCGACTATCTCGGTCCTGTTCTCGTTAAGCACGATGTTGTAAACCAACCTACCGTCCACGTACCACTTCCTAACGATGTCGTACGCGTTGGTCTTAAACGACAGCATCGCCAGTACGTTCTGGAACTCTTCCTCGATCGTCTTCTTGATCTTTGGTGAGACGACCTTGTCCAGGTGATCCATCGACAGTTCGACCGATTGGAACTGGTCGTCGACCACCACCACCTCGTTGATGATCTCCTCGACGGCCTGGTCGACCTCAGGGTAGTTCGAGATCTCGCGGTACTTCAGCATCCTCGCTACGTCCGAGTAACCGAAGTACGCCCCTAGGTCGTGGTAGGCCACCTGGTGAGCACCGAGCGAGACAAAAAGAGCCGAGCCGTCCTCCTGGGACGGCCCGACGAATGACTCGGGTCCTGCGTCTTCCCTTTTCTTCTTGATCTTGTTCTTGTTCGAAGAAACCAGGTTGAACCCGAATAAATTCAACCCGTCAATGGAGGCGGCGTCAACCGCGGCCTCATTGAGGGTACTCTGGTGCGTCACTGCGTCACTCATCACGTATCCGTACGGCTTTAGACCGTTACCGAGGTCGTCCAATAATCGTACGCGAAGTCTACCGTGAACTCTTCGATCTCTCCGGCGGTACTGAACTGCAGGTCGATCGAGCTCACCGCCGTGGGAAAGATCCCCTTGAAGGTGTACGTCATCTCGGTTATCTCGCTGCCGTCCTTCCGTAGCTGCGCCACCTGAGCGTCGACCGACTTGTAGGTCGCTGGTTGCTGGTTGCCGATGTTCTTTTCGTGCTGGTTGAGTCTTTGGTGCATCCATTTCTCAAATTCAGCCTTCATGGAGCGATCGATGTCGTTGATGACGGTGACCGTCCAGGGTTGATCGAACGTGCGGTCGCCAGAAACGAAGATCTCTCGACCCCTGAACGGAACCGAGATCGGTTCGACCTTGGAACCAGGAAGCGAAGCCGCCTTACACATGAATGAAAGTTGATTGGAATCGATACCGTCAAAGGTCACCAGGACCTTAAATAGGTTGTTTCTCGCGCCACCCCCAATCAGGCGGCTCTTGAAGTTTTCAACCGACATGTCAGATTGTGCCATATACTTTTCTCCGAAGGAAAATATTAGTTGTTGAGATACACGTTAAATTTATATTTTAAATTTCCGGAATCATGAATCTCTCTATAACCATTATTTATAACGTTTTGTCTTTCTGACAGAGACTCATCGAAATCGTTCAGGATGTCTTTAAGTT